TTAGATATGGCCAGTTACGTCAATATTTGCATAGACTTTATGAAATATGCACCAAATGAGGAGATTATGGAAGTGGGTTACAATTCAAATAGTGGATATGTTTATATTGCTTTAGAGAATGGGGTAACAATAGCATCTGCATTTAATCAAGAAGTTGAATACATAATAACCAACTTTGAAACAGGCGAAGAACACTTTTGTGAAACGTATAATGCAGCATTAAATTTGAAGTTATGAGTTACGAAATAGAAATAGAGAGCCAAGATGAAGATATAGTAGTATTCTATATCAATGAAACACCTTATAATGTGGAAATAGAAACGCAAATAGTCACACAGGAATACCCTGTTAGCTTTAATTCATTCAATGACAAGATAAATTATGCAGAAGAGGATGTAATATACTATTATGTAAAAGCTAATACGCTTGTATGTGATGGTATTAACTACTATGATGAGATAGATATATGCGAAGAACTTGAAGAAATACTGAACAATGGATAGAATAAGAATAGACTACTGGGACAATTTCAATGATGAATTGTACTGCAATTATTTAATAGCAAAAGACGAACAAATGAATACTTATAGAATACTTTACAGAACATACAAAGGCAATAATACAGATGCACCAATAGTACAGGCAGTTAAGTATGTTAAAGCAGATGACAAGCAGGAAGCTATCAAGCTTTTTGGACTGTGGGAAAAATTAATAATTAGCATTGAAAAGGTATGAAGAAAATAAAAGAATATATTTACGCACTTATAATAAATTGGATATATGGAGGAATTGATTAAAAAAATAGATGGATATATAAAAGAGTTTGATTTAAACAAAAAATGTAGAAAGCAAATATATGTCCATAGGCGAATGTATATTAGTTATATTTTACGAAGAAATGGATTTACATTTAGAAGCATTGGAGAGATGTTAAATCTTGACCATAGTACGGTTATGTGGAATATCAAAAAATATAAAATGCTCAAATCAATGAAAGACCCAATATTGTTAAAAGATATATCGGTGTTTGATTTAAGAGTATACAACAACCAGAAGTACAATTTAAAGCAAGATATTCTAAAATCTACGACTATTAGAGATTTAGAAATAATAAAAGAAAGAACAGAAAAAAAGCTTTATAAAGAATTAATTTATTAAATTTGTGGAGTTGGTAGGACAATCAAAATATTTAGAGTATAGCGTTAGTAAGTGTTCCTACCCACTGAAAGCGTTATACTTTTTTTTTAACCTATAATTTATGGCAGAAAATAAAAAGTCTTTTGTTGCTTATGCAGATTGGAAAGAAACTTTCGATGCGTTGAGTGATGAAAAAGCTGGGCAACTTATAAAACATATTTTTGCTTATGTGAATGATGAGAATCCAGAAAGTGAAGATATGTTAATCAATGCAGTATTTGCAAGTATTAAACAAACACTAAAACGAGATTTGAGAAAGTGGGAAAAGCAATATACACAACGAGTAGAAGCAGGAAAGAAGTCTGCACAAGTTCGTAAACATAATTCAACGGTCGTTAACGGTCGTTCAGTTTCGTCTACTGATAGTGTAAGTGTAAGTGTAAGTGTAAGTGATAAAAAAGATATATATAGGCGCTTCGCGCATTTGTCTATGTCTTTAGATGAATTTAACAAATTAGAAAAGGACTACACTAAACAACAAATTGATGCTGTATGCGATGCGATACAAAACTTTAAGAAAAACACGAACTATAAAAGTTTATATTTGACTGCTAAAAATTGGTTAAAGAAAGAACAAACAAAAAAGGAAGTAGAAAGTAGTAATGGATTTAAAGCACCGTGGGAATGAAAGGTTATAAGGTAACAGAAGCAAAAGATATATTAAACAAAATATACAAGCATAGAGATAATTACAACAACAAAGGAAAGTATTTAGGTTGGAAAGGAATGGATGAGTTCTACTCTATGCAATTAGGTAACTGCACAGATTGGACAGGTTTTCCGATGAGTGGTAAAACACAGGTTTTAATGGAGTGCCTTTTAAATACGAGTAAGTTCTACGGATGGAAGCACTTGGTTTATTTTCCAGATGTAGGTAGCAATGTAGAAATAGTTGCCGATTTAATTCACAAGCTTACAGGAAAGAGTTTTAATCCATTAGACAACAATGTGATTAAAGACAAAGAAATAACAAATAGTTTAGATTGGATTTTAGAACATTTTAAAATACTAACGAAGTATGATGTTAAAGCCAAATTAACACCATTTGAATTTTATGATTATGCAGTAGAACTTAAACAAAAACACGGATTAGAAACTGCAAGTATTGATAGCTGGAAAGATTTAAGCCATCCATATAACGAGTATGGTGGTTACGCACAATATTTAGAAGTAGTATTACCTTATAGAAACCAAATAGCAGAAGACAATAATCTACACTTACATACAATTATTCATCCTAAACTAACTGAAAAGGTAAATGGTAAAAGAAACGTGCCAAGTCCATACGATTTAAAAGGTGGTAGTGAATGGTTCAACAGTGGCAAGTGTATGATAACAGTTCACAGAGAAGATTTAAGTTACAACCAAGCAATAATAAACTTTAATAAGATTAAGCCACGTTCAGTTGGTAACATTGGACAATTAATATTGTGGTTTGATAAAGAAAAGTTTCTATATTATGAGCAAGACCATCCTGCACCAAATGTTTATAATAAGATTTACGCAAAAGAAAAATAAATATGAAGAAAAATTTGTTAGTAAGTTTTAGTGGTGGAGAAACAAGTGCATATTTAGCAAAATGGGTTATTGACAATAAATCAAAAGAATACAATATGATATTTGTTTTTGCAAATACAGGAGATGAAGAAGAAGAAACATTAAAATTTATTGATTTATGTGCAAAAAAATGGAATATAAATATAGTATGGGTTGAAGCAAAAGTTTATCACAATGAAAGAAAAGGTACAAGTCATAAAATTGTAAATTACGAAACGGCATCAAGAAATAGACAACCATTTATTGAGGTGATTAAAAAGTATGGCATACCCAATCAAAATTTTTTACATTGCAATAGAGAAATGAAGTTGCAACCTATAAAAAGCTATGTTAAAAGTATTGGTTGGAAAAATTATGAAACCGCTATAGGTATTAGAAATGATGAAGTTGACAGGATAAATAAAAATAGAAAAAAATTAAAATTAATTTATCCATTAATTACTGACAAACCAACCACAAAGCAAGAAATATCATATTGGTGGAGTAAACAAGATTTTAGATTGAAATTAAAAAGTTACAATACTAATTGTAGAACTTGTTGGAAAAAATCGGATAAAGTATTAGCACAAATTTATAAGGACAATCCAAATTATTTTGATTTTAATAAAGAAATGGAGCGAAAATATGGCAATGAAAAATATACTTTTTTTAGAAATGGCAGAAGTACAGAACAATTAATAAAAGATTTAGAAAAAATAAACGTCAATCCAAGAAATTATCATTCAGAAATTAATTTTCAAACTAATTTATTTTCTGATAGTTGTGATATATATTCTAATTGTGGTGACATATAAAAACACGAATAAATGGACACTTTAGAAATATTAAAAGCAAAGATAAACCTACAAACAACTATAATAAAGTTTACAAGTAGTATTGAGGAGTTACAAGAAAAGCATCCAGAACGTAAAGACTTAATAGATTCAATGTTAGATTCACTTGAAGACATTAGCCATTTTCAATCCGTGTTTGTGCAGTTTGAAGACCAATATCTTTTAGAATGTAAAAGTAATTTACGTTTACAAATGGTTATAAGTGAACAAAAACACGAATTAGATAAATTAAATATTTTAGTAGAAAACTTAAAAGAGGGTATATGAAAGTTTTAAATTTATACGCTTGTTTAGGAGGCAACAGATTGCTATGGGACAACTGCGAAGTAACGGCAGTTGAATTAGATGAAGAACTTGCACGGCTTTATCAAGAGCGTTTTCCAAATGACAAAGTAATAGTAGCAGACGCACACCAATACTTATTAGACCACTACAAAGAATTTGATTTTATATGGAGTTCGCCACCTTGTCCAACACATAGTAGAGCAAGGTATTGGGGGTTTGGTGCTAATGGAAAGAAACCAATATATCCAAATATGAGTTTGTATCAAGAAATTATATTTTTACAACATCATTTTAAAGGTAAGTATGTAGTTGAAAATGTCATACCGTACTATCAGCCCTTAATACCGGCTAAAAAAAGAGGCAGACACTTGTATTGGACTAATTTTAATTTACCAAATATTTTAAGTAAAAGAAAAGTAAAAATTAGCGAAGGTAAAAATGAAGTAAGAAACCTATGTGCATTTCACGATTACGATTTTTTTAAATACAAAGGAAGTCAGTTAACTAATAAAATAGCAAGAAACCTCGTAGACTACGAAGCTGCAAAAACTATTTTTGATGTAGCAAGGGAAACTTATAAAAACACGAATACAGAACAAAAAAGTTTATTTTAAATGCCACGATGTAAAAACTGTAAAGAAAAATTTGAATCCAAGCACTTTAACCAAAAGTATTGCTTTAAAACTGACTGCATTAAAGTATGGGTAGAAACAGCAAAAGTAAAGAACTGGAAAAAAGAAAAAAAGAAATTGAAAGAAGAACTTGAAACGGTGCAAACCTTAACTAAAAAAGCACAGGTGTACTTCAATGCATACATAAGAGCAAGAGATAAACAGAAACCTTGTGTAAGTTGTGAAAAGCCATTAGGAAGTAAATTTGATGCAGGACATTACTTTAGTACAAGCCACAAGAACGTAACATTTAATGAGATGAATGTACACGGACAATGCGTATTTTGTAATCAGCACCAACACGGAAACTTACTTAATTATCAAATCGGTATAGAAAAACGAATCGGAGGCGAAGAACTAATAAAATTACACGAAGAAGCACACAAGATAAGAAAGTATACAAGAGAAGAATTAAAAGCGATCATTGAAGAATACAAACAGAAAAAGAAAAATGTCTGAAAGTGATTTGTTTGAGTATTTAAAAAAGTATTGGCACGATTTAGAAATGAGCAAAGACAAATATTCTAAACACGATTGCTTTAGTCATTCCAGAAAAACACGAATAGAATTAAAATGTAGAAACAAACACTACAATGATTTAATGCTTGAAAGAAGTAAATACATTTACTTAATGGTAAAGCATATCTTATACGATGAAATACCTTTATATATAAACTATACGCCTAAAGGAATATATTGCTTTGATTTAAGAAAAGTTAAAACGGATTGGATTATAGATAATAGGATGCCAAAAACAACAGAGTTCAAAAACACGGAAAGAACACAAAAAGAATATTGTCTATTAAGTATATACAAAAGTCGAATAATTTAGTTATATTTGTATAAACAAAAAATAAATAATGTTATGAAAGACACAGTAATCGGAAGACTGGCCAAAATCCAGCAAGAACTAAAAGCACCAAAGAATCAGTTTAACAAATTTGGCAATTATAAATATCGTAGCTGCGAAGATATACTTGAAGCCGTTAAGCCACTATTAAATGGTTTAGCACTTAACTTAACTGATGAAGTTAAAGAAGCGGCTGGTTATATGTATGTAGAAGCAACTGCAATGATTACAGACGGCACAAAGATGCAAGCAGTAAAAGCACAAGCAGGAATAGACCCTAATCGTAAAGGAATGGATATTGCACAAGCGTTTGGAAGTAGTTCAAGTTATGCAAGGAAGTACGCATTGAACGGATTGTTTTTAATAGACGATACGAAAGACGCAGACACAACTAATAAGCACGATAAAAACGAAGTAAAGAAAGAGAAGCTATCTAAAAAACGATTTGAAGATGCATTGAAAGCGTTACAAGATGGAAAGATAAACAAAGCCAAGTTAGAAGAGTTTGATTTATCGCCTTTACAAGTTAAAGCTTTAGAGTTATGTTGAAGATTAGATGTTCAGCACTTGGCAAAATAATGACCAATAGCAGAAGCAAGTCCGAAGTATTAAGTAAGACTTGCAAGACCTACTTACAAGAATTAGCAATAGAAGAAATGTACGGAATACGCAAAGAATTTTCAAGCCGTTATACAGACAAAGGAAATATTGTAGAAGATGAAAGTATTTCATTAGCACAAGATGTTTTAGATTTTGGATTGATGTATAAAAACGAAGAACATTTTAACAATGATTTTCTAACAGGTACTCCAGACGTAAACACGGACACAATACTTTTAGATGTAAAAAGTAGTTACGATGCAACAACCTTTCCATTTTTTGCTGAAGATATACCAAACAAAGACTACTATTATCAGCTACAAGGTTATATGGCTTTGTGTAACAAACGTAAATCAGTTCTTGCATATTGTTTAGTAAATACACCAAGCGAAATAGTAGAAGACGAAGTAAGGCGTGAACATTGGAAGAATCATTTAATAGATGAATCTGAAGAGTTAAGAGCAGAAGTAGAAGCACGACACAATTTTGACCATATACCTACAGAAAAACGAATAAAAACGTTTGAAGTAAGATATGATAAAGACGTTGTAAAAGCAATCTACGATAGAATAAAAGAATGTAGAAAGTATTACGAAACTTTAATAGATGAAAACACGAAAAACTGATATTGTTACAATAAGAGTAACAGAAGAAGAGAAAAAGCTTTTAAAAGAAAAAGCAAGGCGTAAACGAAAGACGTTAAGTGCCTACATAATAAGTAAAACAATAAATTAATGGAGCAAGAATTAGACGAATATTGGGAATTAAAATTATCCGCAAAAATTGGGAATTTTAAAGTAATTAAATTATATAGTTACTTGCACGAAACTGCAAAAAAGGAGAGAATGGAACACCATTTAATTTCATTGTGCATAGATTTGTTAAATAGTCAGTATGGATATGAGAATAATAATGAAATAAAAGATAACCTAATAAAAGCAATAAATAAAAATATATAAATAAATAAGTTATGGAACAAAAGAACAACACAGGAGCAATTTTTAAAAACGATTACAAAAAAACGGATTCGCATCCAGATTACAAAGGTAAAGCTTTAATTGATGGAGTAGAAAAAGAAGTAGCACTATGGCTAAACGAAAGTAAAAGTGGTGTAAAGTATTTTAGTGCAACATTTAGTAAACCGTACCAAGCAGAAGTTGAAGCTGGTGGCAACGAAGACGCAAAGCACGACGCACAACGTTCTGATTTAGATGGATTGCCTTTTTAGATTATAAACTATAAAATGAAAGAAGCACTTTGAAAGAGGTGCTTTTTTTTATTCACAACTATTCGTGTAAAACTTCGTCTATACATTATTAGAAAATAATCATTACATTTGTTTAATATCTAATCAATGAACTGGCTTAAAGAGGTTGCAAAGTTTCACGCTGACTATTTGAGAATCGTACAGAGTTACGGAGAAGACTTCTACGCAGAAGACATAGTACAAGAAATGTACATTAGATTACACAAGTATGCAGACAGAGAAAAGGTCATACAAAAAAACGGAACAATTAACAGAGCCTACATACACTTTACTTTAAGAAACATATTCAAAGATTTGGCAAAGGAACGAAACAAGCACCAGAAAGTTAATATAGAAGAACGCAAAGACATTGGCGTAACTTATGACTATATATCAAAAGAAGAAGCGTTTAGTAGTATGATTAAACGAGTAAAAGAAGAAGCTGAAACGTGGCATTGGTACGATGAAATGTTGTTTAAGCATTATTTTGATAGTGGAATGAGTATGCGAGAACTTGCAGACGAAACACGAATAAGCACAAGTAGTATTTTTCAAACAATAAAATACTGCAAAGGAAAACTAAAAGAAAATCTTGCAGAAGATTACGAAGATTATAAAAACGAAGATTACGAACTAATATAATTATGGAAAAAAACGAAGAATACTATTTAGGATTAGACAAAAGAAGCAAAGAGTATAAAGACTGGAAGAAGCAACAACCTGTTGAGGGTTTAGGCGACGTTATCGAAAAGGTAACAGAAGCTACAGGAATAAAGAAAGCTATTAAATGGTTGGCAGGAGATGACTGTGGATGCGATGAACGTAAGGAAAAACTAAACAAACTTTTTCCAAGTAGATTTAAAGCCGATTGCCTACAAAAAGACGAATACGAATTTTTAAAGAATTGGTTTTCACAGAATAAAACACGAATGAAGCCAAGCGAACAACGTGACTTATTAGTAATATACAATAGAGTATTTAGAACTAAACAACAATACACTACTTGTGCAAGTTGTTTAAGGGATATCAATAACAGAATTAAAAGAGTATACGAAACCTACGAAGAAAAATAATATGGCAAAAAGAGGAAGACCTAAATCACTAAAAGACCCACAAGAATTAGAAGACATTTTTGAGGCATACAAAACTTACACAAAAACGAATCCAAGATTCAAGTATCACTTAAACCAAAGAACAGGAGATATGGTAGGAGAACCATTAGAAGTGCCACTAACTTTAGAGGGGTTTGAACTATATTGTCACAAGAAATTTAACTTCACGGCAAAGCATTATTTAGAGAATACAGAAAAGAGATACGAAGATTTCAGTACTATCTCTACACGCATACGCAAGGAAATACGCGACGATCAAATTAAAGGTGGTATGGTAGGGCAATACAATCCAAGCATTACTGCACGATTAAATAGCTTAAAAGAACAGATAGAACAAACAAATATAGAGCAACCACTTTTCCCAGATGTTTCAAAGGACAACGGCAATAAATAAAATACTTGCGTTAAAAAAACGAATTAAGATAGTTCAAGGAGGAACATCAGCAGGCAAGACTTATGGCATACTTCCAATACTAATAGACAGAGCAGCCAAAACACCTAACACAGAAATTAGCGTTGTATCAGAATCAATACCTCATTTAAGAAGAGGTGCTTTAAGAGATTTCGTAAAGATTATGAAATCAATAAACAGATTTGTAGATGATAGGTTTAACAAGTCACTTCTAAAATACGAATTTGCAAACGGTAGTTTTATAGAATTTTTTAGTGCAGACGATTCAAGTAAACTTCGTGGTGGACGTCGTTCAATACTTTACATAAACGAGTGCAATAGTGTAAGCTTTGAATCTTACAACGAATTGTCAATTAGAACAAAAGATGAATGTTTTTTAGATTACAATCCAACGGCTGAATTTTGGGTACAAACAGAACTTGAAGACCAAGAAGATGCAGAAAAGATAATTTTAACTTACAAAGACAACGAAGCACTTGATAACGGAATCATAAGCCAGATTGAAAAGAATATAAAGAAAGCATCCACAAGCAACTATTGGAAGAATTGGGTGCGTGTTTATGTGAACGGAGAAATGGGTCAATTAGAGGGCGTTGTATTTAGCAACTGGAAGCAGATTGACACAATACCAAGCGAAGCAAGATTAATAGGCATTGGAATTGACTTCGGATATACAAACGACCCTACAAGTATTATTGAAGTTTACAAACATAACGAAACACGAATACTAAACGAAGTAACCTATCAAACAGGATTGCTTAATAGCGACATAGCAAAAATACTTCCAAGCAATATACCTTGTTATGCAGATAGTGCCGAGCCGAAAAGTATTGCAGATATCCAAAGATATGGCATCACAATTAAAGGCGTAACGAAAGGACGTGACAGCATCAATTACGGTATTGACGTAATGCAAAGAGAAAACTATTTAGTTACTTCTAATAGCACAAACCTAATCAAAGAGTTAAGGAGTTATTGTTGGGACACAGACAAGACAGGCAAACGACTAAACAAACCAATAGACAATTTCAACCACGCCATTGACGCAGTACGTTATCACGAAATGGAAACGTTAGGAATGAATAAGAATTACGGAAGTTATAATATTCTGTAAACTACAAAAAAACGAAAAATAAGTTATTATAATATGAAGTTAGATATATTGCTTCCAAACTCACTATCTGAAATACCTTTAAGTAGGTATCAAGAGTTTGTGGCTATGAAAGAAAAGAGCAACGACGAAGAACTAATCGCAAATAAAATGATACAGATATTCTGTGGATTACAATTAGGAGAAGTTGCAAAGATTAAACTAAAAGATTTAAACGGATTAATTAAGCACTTTACAGATGTGTTTAGTGAAAAGCCACAACTAATACGAAACTTTAAAATTAAAAACATAGAGTTTGGATTTATTCCTAATCTGGA